TGATTCTGTTGAAGATGTGATGCCTGACATACCTAATTCTTGATAACCTGCATTATAAAATTTACCTGAGATAGACCCTGCAACAAACCCATCTGCAACTGCATCACCTTTGCGACCAAATCCTATCAGGTTCATAGATTTAAATCTACCTGAGTTGTCAGTTTGAGCAGTAGAATATTTATCAAAATCTGCATAGGCATTAAAGAATGGAAGCCTTATAGCAACATCATCAGCATGAGTAGCAGCAGTTGAGCCATATAACCCTCTAACGATTGTACAGGTACTATTAGCCAAGTCTGCACCTGTTCCAACAGCAGTAACTTCACATATCTCATCTTCAATTCTAATTAAATCTCCAACCTTAAAAAATTTAGAATGTCCATCTTCCAAGTTAAGAACAGTATGTGCAGCATCTGAACCCATTGTGTTAGCAGTAGCGTGGTCTAAGTCTGCTCCACTATCTGCATACATATTTGAATGAGGAACTTGATTGTCTAAAGTCTGACCATTTGCAGCAGATGTTGCATTTTGGTAGCCACATTGCTTAATGTTAGGTAAAAATACGAAATCCCCTGCCCCTAAAAGCTGACTATAGTAACCAGCATTCCCATTTGTATCAGGCGAAGCTGCATTCCACAATTCAAAACTTATTCTTAGCTCTGCCCCAACAGCCCCTGAGTTTTTAATCATTATTGATTTAGAGTTATTTATTGAGTTCACCCCCTTATCAGCAGACCCTGTAACTAAAAGAATTGGGGTGTCTGAATTATCTACTGATTGTGTCAATCTAACTGCATCTTCAAAATTACCTGACTTTACAGCAGTAATTGTATCTGTTGGAGTTGTCATTGATAAATTTGTTGTAAATCTTGCCATTTTTTATTCCTTACCTTAAATGATATACTAATTGCATATTGACTGATAAATCTGAGTTTGTGCCATCCTGTGCTACAAATGCACATATTACTTTTCCTGCATCTACATCAGCAGTTGATACTGTTAAAGCTTGATAATAAGCCTGTTCGTAACCTGCTCCTGTTACAGTAGAAGGGGAAACACAGTTTTCTACCCCTGATGATAAATCTCCACCTGTTGAACCATTCGCAGTATCTACTGTATAAGACATAACTGAAAACTTAACTACATCCCCACTTGCTGCATCTGCTCCAAAAAGCACATTGCAAGAATCTATTGTGATATTAAAAGGTACATACCACATTACCCCAACCATGTCATCAGCAGTAGATGTAATAGTAACTGAAGTAGCAGGAGTTCCACCTGTACCTGCTGTTACTGCTGTTTGCAATCTATGCGTTGGATTTGCTAGTGCAGTCCAAGTATCTGATGCTGATGGTAGGGCTAAATAGGAGCTTAATCCAAATTGCTGAATATTAGTATTAACAATATGCTGCCCAATCCCTGCTTTCACTAAATCATTAGTAGAATCTACTTTCAATAACATATTACCATCTTTATCTGTAACCCCAAGAACTGCTGTGGTATCATCATTTGATGGATGAATTTTAAAATTATCATCAGAAATAGCAACACAACTTTGAGTCCCTTCACCATCCTGAATATATCTTAATACAGTATCAATCCCACCATTGGAGGCGTTCATCTGCAATAGGTCTTTGTATGTACTTGCTTTTGTTTTTCCTGTTAAACTCATGCTATCCTTAATATTCTTAGTGTTGAACCTTGCTCAAACATTGGGTATCTCCCACCTGCATTAATAGTTACTGCGATATGCTCACCATTCTCTATTCTACCCATCCATCTTATAGTAGCAGGTACAGGGTCATCTCCTGAATCCACTTCAAATATTTCTTGTTGAACTACAATCCCAAGAGTATCTGCTGCTGTATTAACATAAACTGACAATGTTGTAGCAAATGAACCATTTATAGAAATTTTAGCATCACACACTACCTCATAAATCCCTGACTTGCTTATACTGAATACTTTATTGGTATCATCCCAAGCAATATTAGGAGATGCTAAAGGAACAGTTGCAACCACATCTCCATAAACAGTAGAGCCTAATCCAAAGTTATTCTCATTGGCATCTTGTGTGCCATCATCATTTAGTCTTACAAACCCATATTCAGGCTGATGAACAAAATCACCCAATACCTCTAAATTCTTAACCCTTACATTATCAGTAGATAATTCTAAGGCAGTAACAGTACCATCTGTATCCTTTACTGGCTTTAGATTGTTATCAACTGCTCTATCTACTTGTAAGGCTTTAGACATTATCTGATCGTAGTCCCTCTACAAACTTTGATATGCCTGTAACAACTATGTTGTCAATAGCATCAATGCAATAAGGTTCAAGTGTTTTATTCCATACCTTCTTAGTCCACTTCCACTTGCCTAAGCCCAAAGTACATAGCACTCCAAGATTATACATCCAAGAACCAAACTTGGCTTTTATGGTGGCGTTAGGAATCTTTTTTAATATAAAGGCTGTAGCACATCCTGCTACTCCCATACCTGCGTAAACTGCTACCTTCTTTGTTGCTAATGCTGTTAAAGATGCTACTGAAAACATACTTACTCCTAATTAAGGGTTATCCAACCCATTTTAAGTGAAAAGGCAAATAAAGTAGCTGCAACTCCAACCACTTTTGCTCCCCCAACAAATTGAGCTTTCCATTCCTCTAAACGAGAAACTCTGCCATTTGTTAATTTAACTTGCCCTAAGATTTCATCTACTCTGTTATGTATTACTTTAATTTTGTCGTGCATATCAGAACGCACATTATCCACGCTGCTCTTTGTCACTTCTTTGGCTCTCCATTTATAAGTCTTGAAAGTATATCTTCAATACCCTCAATATAGCCCTTAACTTCCTTAATATCCATCTGTGTAATCTTTTGTTGGTCAATTAGCTTAATGATTATACCCTCTAACCTTCTAAACTGCTGCTCAAGGTCATCTACTAGCTCTTTTTGAATCCAAGTCTGTTGCTTCCAAATAAAGTAACCGAAAGCTATTGTGATTGCGATGGGCAATCCATACTGATCTATAATAGTTAGATCCACTACTTATTCCCATCAATCACTTCACCCCAAAGAGATGTTTTGCCATTAATAATTTGAATAATATGTACTGTAAATAAGCCTGATTGGAAAAAATCAACAATAGCAAATGCATGACTCCAATTAATCTTCCTGCCACCAAGCCAAGCATTCTTCTCATCTCTCATGTCTTTTAAGCAACCAATACTCCAAGCACTCTTGACTCCATCCATATGAGTTACACTCGTCTGCTGAAGATCGTGATGATGACCATACATTATATTCGCACCCAGTCTTGCTAAGTGATTTCTTGTATGATTCATTGTGCCGAAATGATGCCCATGATAAAAGTTGAGCTTTCCTATCTTTAAAAATTTTCCACATGGATGATGTTTATACCCTCTACCCTTTAAATCAACAGCTGCTTCGAATTTATACTCTTTTAAGTATGGATTCTCACAGACAAACTTATTCATCCAATCATCATGATTCCCAACAATCATATGCTTATCTTTGCATTTGACTTTATCAAGGGATTCATCAATGATGTCCATGCCTGCGTTTACATCTATTACATCTTGGTCTATAAATGGAAGTTGGTATTCAAGTGGTGGTCTTTTCTTCTTACTCCATTGCCAATGTGAGCATCCTGACCACTCTCCAACATCTCCAAGGTCGATGTATATATCAGGTTTGACTATCTCTATTGTTTTACATAAAACTTTAATACTTGGCATATCAGCCAAGGGAAAATGCTTATCAGGTGTTACTATCGCCCTTCGTACTGGACTCTTCTTCATGTAGACTCCTTATGATGTTACTCATCTCTTTAGCACGATTAGGCGTTTGCTTCGCCCACTTGCTATCGAGCATTTCATCTGCAGCCTTCTCCCAATCACCATTTTCCATGGCTTTCAAGGCTTTCTTGAATTTTGATACTCCTGTAACCCCTAACTGATAGCACATTTCCATCAGGACATCTTTACAATCTGATGGAAGGCTATCAAAAAATGGGAATTTACCCATAACACTTCTACCTAATATGCGAAGTTTTCTGAGGAGGATCTCATCACATAAATCTTCTTCTAATACTAAATCTTTTATTGCAAATCCATACCCTATGGTAGGTATACCAAGAGAATCGTCATAAACGTGTTCAACGAATCCCTCGTGGTGCTTAATACTTTCTAATAAATCTTTCATTTAGACCAATCTATCTTATCGTAATTCTTTTTATACTCTTCATCGAGCTGATAATTAAATCTTGGAAAACCACCTTTCCCATTCCTGGAAGCCCCTAAAGATGCCCCATCAAACTTTTGAACTCCACCATTTCTTATTTTCTTTGATAAATCTTTCATATAATCCTTTATCATATAGGGGGCTTTCGCCCCCCATATAATTATTAAGCTGACTATCGCCTATGAAGCGTTAGTTAGTTTATAGCCCTTCTTATTAGATGCACTATCTATAAGTTTAGCACCATAAATCATATCAGCTACGACTTTAGTACCAAGAGCATCAATACTGTATTCAGATTGAACTCTTACATCTTGTTGGACTGCACATACAGCAGCAGACTTATGAAAAATCGCTCCTGATATTGCTGTTCCTGCTGTAGCAACTGTATTTGACATATATACATTAATGCCAAATAATTTACCTATAAAGCCTTTTGTAGCTCCTTCAGTAAGAACTGTGCCACTACCACTTGCATCTGCTCTCCAAAAATTCTTAGAGATACCTGCATTGGGATCCATTATATCCGCTGCTAATGTTGGGTTAACAACAAAAGAGCAATCGCCATCCATATAAGGAACATCATTTTCACCTAAGTTAGCAAGTGCTGCTTGAAACTCAGCTGCTAAGATTACGTCATCAGTACCTAAAGTA